ATAAAACTAAAGAATATCAAGAGAAATAGGAGACAGGACAATGGACATAGAAAGATGGAAGTCATGTGCAGTAGACATCGAGTCATACACAATTATTAGGGCCATGGGCAAACAAGGTTTTAGAAGACCTGGCTCAATGATTGCTAAATTAGTCGATGATGAGATTCGTAAGATTGCTAAAAAAGAAGGTAAAACTTACGAGAACATGAAACAAATTTTACTCGGTGAGGGGCGAAAGCTAGTCAACGGTAAATAAACTGATCAGTTGGAGGTGGCGAGGGAGACTTACGCCACCTTTTTTTTTACTTGCAATCAAAATCAAAATAGTTATTAATTAAATAGTATTCCTAAGCCTAAATGAAACAAGTGGGGCTTTCAAAACACTTTATTTTCACCGAACAACGAATCATAAAATTAACTTTAATTAAAAGGATATTTTGTGGGCAAAGCTGTTAAAAAAAGCAGTGAAGAAGCATTAAATCAAGCATTGGATAAGCTAGTGATGGTGTGTCCAAACAAGAAAACTTATGATGAGTTAACTAGTTTGATGTTTCAGTTGTATTGTGGAAATGACTTTGGTTTAGGAAATTTCAGTCTTTCTTTTCTCGATAAAATCGAGGACAGATGGCGATCAGGTAGGAAGAAGGCAGCGGAAGCTGCTGGACTCAAGCTGGTTGTTAAAAATGTGTAACCACGGTGTATTATCCCAATCCATATCTTTTCCCGCATCGTGGTTATGCAAATGGAGTACAAAACATCTAAAAAACTAACTCAAGAAACAATTGAGTACGCTGCAGATATGAACCCAATGGAGCGTAATGGTTTTATAGATTTAATGTCTGATCAGTACCATATAGCAATACACAAAAAATACCCTAAACGAGAGGTTAAAAAATTTAGTGATTTGCTCACCAAACTTGTTAAAAAATTTGGGAATTAAATTAGCTATGGAGCTTATTAAGGAAAAACCTTTAAGTGAACAGCGATTATTTCAAGCTATTATTGTTCAAGCGTTAGAAGATGTAATGAATTTTTCAAGTTTTAAAAAAGAAGCTTACTGGAAAGAAGACGCCTACAAATGGTTTTATAGTAATTCAATAGATTTTCAGGATGTTTGTTGGGCAGCAGAAATGGATCCTGAACTAATACGTGGAGAGTTTTTTAAATTAATTAAACTTAAAAAAATTCGATTTTCTAAGATGCAGACTCATTGGTTGAATTACAGAGAGTTATATAGATTATATCGAGAGGCGGATTCTAAGGAGGAAAGAAGAATAATTAAAAAAAGAATTGATAGAGAGAATTTAAAAAGAATGGAGTAGTCATGGTGGGTGAATACGGTAGTAACCTGGGGCAACCAAGAGAGCAAAATAGATAACCCCAGGAGTAACTAATAAGAACCTAAGAAAGTTCATGTGAAAATAATAGCATATTAGGGGAAAATGGACAAGGAATAAGAGATAACGGCCACCGGAAACCAAACCAGTTAAAGTCCCCGATGACCGATTCATGTTATCAATTCATTTTTTACTATATAGATATTCTAGAGTAATTAAAATAAAAAAGTGCTCAGGGGGTAATAGTGGTGTATCTGGTGTATCCGAAGAAGAATAATGTATATTTATCAATACTTTAAGTACGTTTTAATGGTGTATCTATGGTGTATCTATGGTGTATCTGGGATACACCACTCTTGTGGAGCAGCTCTCAGTTGATTTAGGGGATATGGTCATAGGTCTGAAAAATCTATATAATAGAAAATTATGATTAAAAAACTTATCTTTGATACTGCTAAAGAACAGTTTAGAAAAGCTTTAAAAACACATTTAGCATCTGTTCGTAGAAATAAAAAATCTAAAGGGGCAACTCCAATTATGGATTATGGGTTGCTTAGAAATAAAGTTAAGCGTGATATAAAAAACACAAAATTTATGGATAAGGCTGCATATAAATCAGCTAAAAAAACTAAAAGTTTACCAAAAGGTGGACCAAGACCTAGAATATTTGGTAAAGCTTATGCTTCTGATAAGGCAGGTAAAAGAAGTATGATGATTCCAATGATGACTAAAAAGGAAAGAGCAGCAAACCAAGAAGCTATTTCTCAATCTGTTAGAAAATTTATGAAAGAAAGAATTGGACGTAAAGCACAAGGTGGTGTAGTTGTTAAAAAAATGTTAGTTGGTGGATTACTTACAAAAGGAATTAAATACGGTTACAAGCAATATAAAAAAGCTGGTGGTAGAAGTATTATTGAAATTATGAGAAGTGGTATCAAAGGTGCTGGCAAAAGAAGTGATGCTAAAACTGATGTAAAGTTTGGTATTAAAATGCATGGCGGCAGTAAACTTACCACTAGAGATAAAACAAAATTAAGATAATGCCTGGTGGATTAAAAAAGAAAGAGCTAAGAACTGATTTAGATCTTACTCCAAAACAAAAAATGTTTGTAGAGATCTTAGTTCAAGATTGGGGATCTATTACACAACATGAAGCTTTACAAAGAGCTGGTTATAATTGTAAAGATGATAATAGTGCTAAGTCAACTGCATCACAATTATTATCAAGAAAAACAAGTCCTCACGTTGCAAAATATTTTGATAAAAGATTTGAACAAGAATTAAAAAAATATGAAAGCGACAACCTTAGAAGATTTAAAACATTAGATAGACTCTCCACTAAGGCAGAGAAAAAAGAACAATTTGCAGCAGCGATTAATGCTGAATATAGATCTGGTCAATTAGCCGGTGCTTACGTTGATAAAAGAGAAATCAGAGTAAGTGGTTTGGAGGGTATGTCACGTGAAGAACTTGAAAGCAAACTTAAGGAGTTATCCGAAAAGATCGATGGGTATAACGCCAAGACAGTTGAAGTCACAGACGATTCTGAAGAAAGCTAGTTGGTCTGAGTTTATAAAATTGTTTAATCAAACACACAATCCAATGCTTACGTCAGTTGGTGTGGTAGAGGTAAAAGTTGATGAGAAAAAAGATAACAATTCCTAAAAAAACTAAAAGTGAAATAGAAAAATACCCGATGGTATCTGTTGAATGGTTTGATATTGTCTCGGATAGTGCTTGGACAAGCTTTGATGCTTTAAAAAAATCTAATCTTGCCACCTGCATCACCAAAGGTCACCTGTTAAGTCAATCAAAAGGTGTTACTAGAATTTTTGGAGATTATTCATTTTCAGACAATGGAAAAGATATTGAAAGTATTGGCAACACAACTATAATTCCAAACTCAGTCATTAAAGAAATTAAAAAGTTAAGTTAAATATGTCAGGAAAAAATCCGGAAAGCAGGCTTTGGCAAAAGGTAAAGCTAGGACTTAACCAATGTTTCTTAACTCGCATAGAATCTAGCTCAATCAATGGTATTCCAGATGTACATGGTGTACATAAACAAGGAGTATTTTGGATAGAACTCAAATCCGATAAATCAAATTATCCTAAACTAAATCGATGGCAAATTGTTTGGATTAACCGATATATTAAAGCTGGTGGAATTGTATTTATACTCCATGAGAACTTGGGTAAGACCCTCTCTGAAAGACGTCTTAAACTGTACAGACCGGTGTCCGTGTTTACTGATCCTCGTTCCCTCGTCTCGTTTGCCTCGTTCTCGTTCCCGTTACAATGGCCAACGGTCCAGCAGCGCATCCTTCAGGAGCTGGTGCAGCCCGATCCAGCACAGCAGGTGGCGTAAGCTCGTTCTCGTTTCCTGGCCACGTTACATTTACCTCTTAGTTAGCGTGGCCTGGTGACGGGACCTGCAGCGAAGCTCTCGTTTCTCGTTCTCGTTTCATGACAAACCTCGTTCTCGTTCACTGGCCACTGGTAACGTCCCCGCAGCTGGAGCTTCAGGGGTGCTGGGATCTGCTTCGCTGGTAAAGTTCTGTTTGACAAAGGACACCGAATGGGTAAAGTTTGTTAGGAAAGGAAAAACAATGGCAATAGATTTCGATGCTCTCGATCTCGTTCGAGGAGAGAACAAAGCTCGTTCATACAACAAGAAACTAGATGGGCTCCAGCAGCAGGTGACTGAGCTCACGAAGCTGGTGAAAGAAATGGTATCTTCATTACCAAAGGAAAAACAAATCTACTACGCGGAAAAAGTAAAAACTTATCTAAAATAGTTCTTGACATATATCCCATCGGGTCTTATATAAGGTCTGCGGTTACAGGTTGAGCCCTATCCGGATGTTAAACAATTGTCACCGGGCTACACTTAAGAGTATGCTGTAACCGCGTTAACCAAAGGAGAACTATGAACAAAGACAAAGCGATTCAAGAAACCGTCCCACACAACGATGTCGAAGAGGCCAACAAGCCTGAAGAAGGCAAAGTATACGCGCTTACTGGTGGCCCGGGCACGCGCTGTATTGCAAATGGAAATACATGGAAAGAGTCAGAGGTGAAGGATGACTGATGAACTGAAGGAATGGTTTCTAATGCCAAGCATCAAGGAATGCCTCGCTGAGTACGAAAAGCAGGATCTAGGATTAATTGCAGACATAGCTAAGCACGGATGCAGCGGAGGCGTCGCTGGTATCATATACTACGATGAAACAACTGCGTTTCATGATCACCATCAGGAGGAGATCTGGCAGCTGGTCCAGGACCAAGCCGATGCAGCTGGACTGAAGAACGGTGAGTTTCTACAGCACATATCTAAAGATCCAAGCTCGTTGAGGCATTTACTCAATGATCTCGTTTGGTGGGCGGTCGAAGTTCGGGCCCAGGAGCTGCATGAACTGGCACCTGCAGCTGGAGCTTCCACATGACCTTCGTTGTCGTTTGGCTGTGCCTTCTGTTTATGTTTCCCGGTTTCACATTAGCTGGCACTGGGATCCTGATGCTCTCGCTCGTTGGAATCTTGTGATGTCCTATCTCG